TCCTGGTTCAGGAATTTGAGTCGACAGGTCTCGAACCGTTTGTCGCATCCCGCTGCCAGGCGAACACTGTCGCCGGCTTCTGGCGCCACCCCCGGCGCCGTCCACAGGTGCAGAATCCGCTGGCCGCTCTTTTGCTCTTCGCGCCGGACCAACCCTACCTGCGCCACGGCCGCACCGGTGAGAAACTCCACCGCCCCATCCACGAACCAGCCCGAGGCAAATTCCGGCTGATCCGCGACTGTCAGAATGGCCCCGCCCTCGGCCACGGCCAGCAGCGGCACCTGGGTCGAGAACCCGGTCTGGTCCAGGTCGAAACCGCAGCGTGCATCACCCAGAACCGCCGGGCACACCGCGCCAAAGACCCGCCCGCCGCTTTTCGACAGACCCTCGGTCAGACCCCGCAACTCGGCCCGGAACGCGCCACCCGCACGGGTTATTTCCCCCAACGAGCCCCGAAACAGCACGCGGCGCGACGACACATCGGTCCAGTCGACCTCCCAGATGGTCAGCGCCGCTCCGTCATAGCGCCCGGCCAGGATATCCTGCTCCCGCAACCCCGCATCATTCAGCGCCCCCGCCGCCTCGGTGTTGTCCACCGCCAGCCCCGTCGCCTGAACGATCGCGCTGGCGCTCATCCCGGTACCCGCGCGAAAAATCATCCCGTCAAAAGCCAGATCCCGGTCGTGATCGGTGAACCCCATCTGTGTGCCGTCGTGCCGCACCAGTGCCCAGGCGCGGGCGCGCGTCGTGGTCAGATCGCTCATTGCCGCACCTCGACCACCGGAACCTTGGGCACGTCGCCGGCCTGAAAACTGGCCACCGAGACTTGGATGAGGTCGGTGTCAAAACGCACCGGCACGTCAAATTCGAATCCGACCGTGACTTCGGCCCCCACCGCCGGGGGATCGACGAACAAGACGCGCCCGGTATCGGACTCGACCGTCCAGGCAACCCCTTCGCCCAACTCCGTGCCCCCCACAGCAACCCGGACCGTTCCCGAAACCGGTTTGGTGATGATCCGCGTGGTGTCCCACGAACCCGAGCGATAGGTCTTGGCCACTTGAAACACCGTCGTCGCGCCGTCGCCATGGCCCAGCGACTGATCCAGCGCCGTCACCGATCGAGAGGCCGGGCAGGTCTTGAAATCGGCCCAGTCCTTCCAGCGGAACCCGTGCAACATGCCCTGGCGCGCTTCGAAGAATGCGATCAGGCGCTCGACATCGTCCAGCGATCGCAGCCCGAGACCGGCATCGTAGCGCCGCCGCGCCTGTGCCCAGGGCGTGTTACGTTCTTCGTGGCCATTGGCCAGGGTGACAATCTCGGTGCGCCGCTCCGGCCCGCCCAGCGACCCGAAACTCAGGGTCGCGGGAAATCTGATCTCGTGAAAACTCATGGCTCAGTAATTCCTCTGCCCTTGCGCCAAAAGACGCTGCATTTGTGCGGCAATTTGCGATTGGCTGCGCTGGAACCCGGCGACATCGGGCGTCGTGACGTTGATGACCACGTTCATCGCGCGCCTGCCGCCCGCTGAGCGAACACCCAACCGCCCGTCGGCCCCCCGTGACAGCGGCAAGATCGCCTCTGGCCCCGCCTCTCCCATCAAGCCTGTGCCACCGCGCATCGGAAACGTCACGGGTGACGACACCACGCCGCCCTGCGCAAAGGGCATCACCCGGCCCTGTGCGAATGACCCGCCGTTGGCAAAGGGCAAGACGCTGCTCATCGCGCCGCTGATCACCGAAGACAGGGCCCCGCCCAAAGCCGATTGCACCGGCCGCATCGCCGCCGAATAGATCGCATCCGAGATCGACCGCCCCAACTGGCGCATCGCGTCCGACAAACGCATCCCGTCGAACACGACCCCTTCGAAGGCCTTGCGCAGGCCGCTGCCGAGCGACCGCGACAATCCGGTCATCTCACGGTTCGTCTCGACCAGGTTGCGCCCCATGTCTGCGAGACCGGAATCTAGGCTTGCCACCATATCCGCGGTGCTCGCCATCCGCGCTTCCAGCTCTGCCAGTTGCGTGCCCAGTTCGTCCATTTCCGCCATCTTCGGCTCCCGTTGTTCGTGCTGCCGCGCCATCGGGGAACTGCCGCACCAGGGTTTCCAGACGCGCGCGCGTGAAACTCCCGCCTGCCACTTGCTCGCGCCCCAGCATCAACATCAGTTCGATAGGTGTCAGCGCCCAGAATTCTGACGGGCGCAGCCCGAGACCATGCAACCCCGCGCGCATCAATCCCGGCCAGTCCATGCCCGCCGCGTTGCTCAAACCGGGGCCTCCGGCAGTGCGAAGGCCAGCGTGAGAAGCCGCGCCGCAGCCCGCGAGGCACCCACCGCGCCGCCCTCGATATCTGCTCGCAAGAGGGCATCCGCCGTCGTGTCATGCCCCGCGCCATGCAACCCGGCCAGGATCAATGCCATGACATCACGCGCCGAAAACCGCCCGGCTTCGAACCGTTCAACCAGCGCCACCAGGCTGTCGGCGCCCAGCGCCGCCTCCAGTTCGACCAACGCCCCCAGAGTCAGCTTCATCGGCCGTCGCTGGCCATCCAGAACCAGCGTGACCTCTCCGGTATAGGGATTACCCATCAGACCGGTTCTCCGCTTCCCTGTTCGGGTCCAGGTTGATCGCCACCGTCGCCGAGGTAATCCTCAGGGCCAGCCGCCAACGGCGTCGCGGCGACAAAGTCCAACGCCCCGGCCGAGGCCAGCGACATCTCATAGGTTGCCTCGCCGTTGAAGGAACCCGCGTATTCGATGCTGGTGATCTGGAATGGCCCCTCGACAATGCCAAAATCGGGGATGATGACCTGGCAATCGGGGATCTCGCCGTTAAAGAACACAGAACGCGCGCGCTCATCGGTGGCGGCGTCGCGAAACACCCCCGAGCCCGAGATCGACGCCGCCTTGACGCCCGCGCCCGCCAGCAATTCACGCCAGCCGCCCAGACTGTCCAGACTGGTCACATCTACCGTTTCCGCGTTGAAGCTGATGCGCGTCGCGCGCAGCCCGGCGATGGTTTCGAACTGACCGGCTCCGGTCATGTCCATCTTGATCAGCAGATCCTTGCCGCTTTGCACAGCCATGTCCGCAACTCCTTGTGTTTGATGAGTTCAGCCTTCGACGCGTACCCGGAACGTCAGGTCGATCCGGCGCACCGCGCCCCCCTCGACCCGGCGAGCACGCGCCTGATGAAACCAGATCGCCACGATCCGCCCGGTGCTCAGTGCCGGTTGCGTGTCTGGCAACAACTGCCCGATCCGCGCGGCTGCGTTTTTCGCCACCATGAACCCCGGCGCATCGCTGACGATGGCAATCGCCACCCGATGCTCGGCGCCCGGGCCGCTGATGTCAGAGCGGTCGATCGCCTCCTCGACGCCGATCACCCCGTAGGTGCCCTGCGGCGTGCCGGGCGGCGGCGCGTCGTGCACGCCGCCGGGCAACAAGCCGGTCAGCACCGCATCGCCGGTCAGCGTGTCGAACAGCGCCTGTTGCAGCGCCACAGCCGACTGATAGCTCATGCCGGAACCTCCTCACGCGCGTGACAGACCAGAAAACTGCCCTGTGGATCCGCTTCGCTCACCGCCAGAATCGTGAACACCCGCGCCCCTTCGCGCAGCCGTTGGTCCGGCCTCGGGCGCTGCGGGCTGCCTTGCGGCGCGGCGCGCAGATAGATGCGGAATGTCATCCGCCCTTCCGGCGCAATCGCACCACGGCGCTCGGTGCCCGAGCCCGCCCGCAGCTCGGCCCACAGCGTCCCCAACTCGGTCCAGGCGGTCGAATAGCCGCCCAGTCCATCGGGCGTGACCACCGCTTCTTCCAGCCGCATCGGACGGTTCAACGCATATCGCATCAGCGGTGCCCTCCCGCAGTCAGACGCACCGGTCTCCAGCGGCCCAGCAGCGCCTCGACCGCCCCCGGCAAGGCCGCGCTGCCCTCGCTGCGATGCTCATAATATTGCGCCGCCAGCAGCATCACTGCTTGCCGCAAATCATCCGGCACGGCATCCCAGACCGCGCCAAACCCGGCACTGAACGCGATCTCGACCGCGCCCTTGGTGGGCACCATCGGCAACACCGCCCCGGTCGCCGCCAGTTGCGGGCGATGCCGATCAGCGATCAGACGCCAACGCGCGGGATCAACCAGCTCGGGTAGGCCCGACGCATCGATCAGCGTCACCGAGGTCACAACCGTCACCGGTGCGACTGGTAGCGCCTGCGCATCCGCCCAGCGCCAGCACGGCAGGGTCAGGCGAAAATCGCGCGTCATCAGAGCTTTGCCGATCCGCGCCTCAATGGTCGCCATCGCCGCACGCAGATATTGCAGCAGCAGCGCATCCACGGTCGCCTCGTCGGCAAAGCCCGCGCCCAGCCGCAGATGCGCCCGGAGCGCCGCAACCGGCAGATCGCCGTCATCCACCGCGCTGGTTTCGATCAAATCCATGCTTGCCTCCATGACGCCTTGTCCTTGTGAAAACCGACGCAGGCGCATCCCCGCACCGCTCGCACGGATAGGGAGCAGCCGGACGATGCGGGACGCGGAACCAGACCAGTTCGCCGCGCACGCCTGCGTCGCCATCGGCCCGGCCCCACGTCTGGGCCGGGCCAATTCCTTGCACCGCCGGGTGTTTACGACACCGAGAACTTCAGCAGCTTGATCGCGTGGAAATCGGTCACATCGCCGCCAACGCGCTTGGTTGCATAGAACAGCACGTGCGGCTTGGCGCTGAACGGATCGCGCAGAACCCGCAGGTCGGGACGCTCGGCGACGGTGTAGCCGGCGCGGAAGTCGCCAAAGGCGATGGCATGAGCGTTGGCGGCGATATCGGGCATGTCTTCGGCGATCAGAACCGGATAGCCCATCAGACGCGCGGGTTCACCCGCCGCCAGACCGTCCGACCACAAGAACCGGCCGTCGCCATCCTTCATCTTGCGCACCGCACCTGCGGTCTTCGAATTCATCACGAAAGCCGCGTTCGCGCGATATCCCGCGTCCAGCGCATAGACCAGGTCGACGATCGCGTCGGCCGGATTCACCGCGTCGAAATCGCCCGCCGATCCGGTTGCGACATAGCCCAATTCACCCCAGACAGCCGAGTCATTGGCGGCAATCGTATGGTCCAGAATGCCGCGCGGCTTGTCCACCCCGTCGCCGGCAATGAACGACGCGGCCTCGGCACGCGCGAACTTCTGCGCGATCCGATCCGCCAGCCACCCTTCAACATCGAAGGCGCTGTCTTCCAGCAGCCGCTGGCTGGCCTTCGGCATCGCCGACAA